GAATGCTCTAGAATTAGTTTGAAAAGGTGGGTTAATAGATACAAAAAGGATAAATCAATAAAAAGATATAGTAGGAAACCAGTATCATATAAAATTACTAATGAACAAGTTAAATACGCATTAACTCTATTGAAACAAAATGAACAAATTACTATGTTTGAATTAGCAAAGTTAATTAAACAAAAATATAAAAATTTTAATATAACACCTCAACATTTAGGCCAAGTTATAAGAGATAAAAATAGAACACGGAAACGAACACGGCATGAACATTTTCCCCAAACAAGATATCGTAAATCAATAAATAAAAAAACAGAATTAAGTAAATTCTATAAAGAAATTAAAAAATATCCTATTGATAAAATAATTAGTTTGGATGAAAGTTCTATACAACCAGCTATGATACCTGAATATTCAAGATGTCCTCTTGGAAAAAGATGTATAGTAAAAACAGATGATAGTTATTTTTATAGAAAATTTACTCTATTATGTGCAGTTAATAATTCAAAATGTGTAGGTTGGAAATTATATGAAAAAGGAGGAATGACTAAAGAAAGATTAGTTGAATTTCTTGAAGAAAATGTATTTAGTAAATATAAGGATAATTTAATAGTTTTAGATAATGCTGGATCACATAGAAACGAATATGTAAAACAAGCAATATTAGAAAGTGGAAATAAATGTAATCGAGATGGTATTTAATCAAATTAAACACTATCTAAAATTAAATAAAAAAGTATTGAAATATCCAGAATTAAAAATAGAAGTAGGAAAATCAATAAGTAAAATAAAACCAATGAATTATAAAAATTATTTTCAATATGCTTATCAAAAGGAAACTTATCCAAAATATGACAGAAAGAAATCTACATTAAGAAAGAAACCTAAAAATTATAAACTTGATAAATAACTTAAATATTAATTTTCGAAGAACAAAATATAATAAAGTAAAAATACAATAATTGCAAGTTATAATATAATTAAATAGATGTTAAGATATAAATGATGCTTATTTAAATAGATTATCCATAATTTCATTAGCTTGTTTTTCAGCTTGTGTAATATTATCTTTTAGCAAATTAATAATTGTTTCTTTTGAATTACATTCTCCTAAAATTTTCTCCTGAATTTCTAGAGGAGGTAAATATACTTTAAATGCTTTCAATGTTGTAGAATTAATTTCTAAAATAGTGCTACCAACAAGTAAATCATCATAATTAACATTTGAATTAAGATAGTAATATAAATACTTGAAGTTAATATTACTTTTATTTTGTAATACCCAAGAAAATCTACTACAATTATATTGTCCTTCTTTTATGTAAGCACATGGTGTTTTAGCACCAAGAGATAATCTATAATTCATCATAATAGATTCATTTTCAAATTCGTATGATGGTGCATAACCTGATATTTTTGAACCAGCATAGTAAGGGTATATATTTTCATCTTTATTATCAGATTGAGATACTAAATTACCTCTTTTAATTGTGCTTATTGAATTCATTTTATAATCTTCTAAATCTTTTCTCATTAAAGTATTTTTCATAATACTTTCAATAGATTTTTCAAGTCCTTTAATCGTTTTTTTATTATTTTCAATCTCATTTTCATAAATATTATCAAGTTGTTCTACAATTCTTTGTTGTAGTTCAGAAGATGGAATAATTAGAATATAATCATATAGAATATCTCTATTAATATTATTAACAGTTGCACCACTACTTAATTGTTCAAGTTCACCTTCTTTATATTTTAAGTAATAGTAAATATATTTAATATTTATGTCATTTACTTTTGGAATTAATGAATATCCATAACTTCCTAAAAATGATTTTGTTTTAATAAAATTTACTTTACCACAACTTCCTGATCTTGAAACAATAATTGTATTTTCATTTAAATTATATTTATTAGTATATTTTGAGATTTTTGAACCTCCACCTATAGATGGATATAACATATCTGTTTCAACAGTATCTAAATTGCCTCCATAATTAATATCAAATATTTCTTTCAGTTTCATATTTTTAAAAGAAGTATTATGATTCATGACTACTTCTTTATACATATTCATATTCAATGAGTAATTATTTTCTACAATTTTTTCAATCGAAACATTTATAAGTGGAACTTCTTCAATCTTATTTCCAACTTTATTTACCTGAACAAATTCTACATTTTTTGTTGATTCACTAGTATTTTTAAAGAATAATACTGCCGTTTTAACACCAGTATTTTTAAAGAATTCCCCTTCACCTACTTTAATGACCTTTTCTAATTCAAATTTATCCATTAAGTATTTTCTAGTTTCTTTATACATTTTTGTAGAATTGAATAATACACCATCTGGAACAACAATAACACATCTTCCATCTAAGGCAAGATTAGCCATACAATTTTGAAGAAATAGAATTTCACCTTTTGTTCCATTAATACCAAGAGCTTTTATTTTTGAATTCATATCTGTATATTTAAGTCCTTTAATTCCAAACGGTGGATTCATCAAAATATTATCATAACCACCTACGTTTAGAGAATCATTAACTAATGTATCTTTCATTACCAAATTATCTATAATCTGACCTGTAGTAAAATACATGTTAAGTTTTAGAAGTGCAAATGTACTTCTGTTGATATCCGAACCATAAATATTATATTTATTTTTTTCCCAATTAATTTTTTTATTTCTGGTATTTAGATAATTAATTGCTTGTGTTAGAAACCCACCAGTACCCGAAGCACCATCATAAATAGTTTCTATTTTACCATCAATAACCTTAGGATCACATAATTTTACAAGATAATCAATAAGTTGTCTATCAGTAAAATATTGTCCTAAATCTTTCATAGTTTTACCCTCTCTATTAATAAAACTTTCATAAATATCACCAATTAAATCAGTTTTCTCAAAGAAATATTTTGTATCTATTTCTTGAACCTTAACAATTAAATAATGTAATGATGATTCGTTTTTAATTTCAAACGGAATATCTTTATTAAATCCAAATCGTTCGTTTTGTCTAATATATCTTAAAAGACAATTGCTAACATTACTTGTATTATAAATTTTTTCAAATAAATCTTTCTGATTTAAATCTTTAATATTTTCAAAACTTAAATCTTCTGGAATTCCTAACTTATTACAATTCGGTTTATTTAATGTTCTAATAAGAAGAACCAAGTTTATATGATGCATAGCATTAATACCCGTTATACCTTCTTTGTTTCTTAATTCACACTGCATATTCCAAATAATTGGACCAATATCTTTAAAATCTAACAATTGTTTAGATTTTACTTTTATTTTTAATTTTTTTTTAGTATTTTTTCTAGAAGATGTTGAATTTTCATTTACTAAACTATTAATTACATGTCCGTTTTCTTCATTAGAATCTACAACCATTTCGGCAACTTGTTGAGAATATTGGTCAATAGGGGAACTCATTTTATAATAATATAATATATTTTATTTTTAAATCAATTTTTTTTAAATATATGTATTATATTTAAAAAAATATATATATATTTTTAAAACCCAACTAAAATATTTTTAAAAAACAACTAAAATATGTTTAAATAATATATAGTTCATTTTTAAAATTCTTCATTACACCCTATAGGATCATTCCAAAAATTAATATTATATCCATATGTTCTATATAATTCTTCTAAATCACTATATGATGGTGCTTGTATATCTATTATAGATAAATCTATATATTTATTACTATTATATAATGAACCATACTTAGATTGAAAATCAGTATAAGTATAATAATTACTGATATCTATATCATATAATTCAAACCATGTTTTTTTTGATTTGTTTAAAATAGATTCTATAACTTCTATTTTTGGTAAAGTAGTATCTTTTGCTAATTTATCGTTTATATAATCTTCTCTCAGAGATAATGAATCATTTTCTCTAAAATTTAGTAATTTTATTAATTTCTTAATATTCAAAAACCCACTACCCTTCATCAATGTTTTATGGATAAATTTAGTTTTAACAGATGTGCTAAATATTTCATCTATATTATAATAATTTCTCTTTGGTGTTAATTTTGTTTTCTTTGAAATTTTTATAAAATTAGATTTTTGAACAACATTAACATCCGTAGTAGATAGTATATCTATAATGTCTATTACCTTTTTAAATTTTTCATCTTCTTCATATGGTTTATATTCATCATCTATAATTATTGGTAATAAAATCAATGCCTTTTTTTCTGGATTTATTTTGCTCTTTGTATGCGGTCTAAGAAGAGATTGGAGAATTCTTATATTAGATACCATATTTTCAGAAATGCAAACCATATCAACTACTTCTTCATCAAAACCTTCACCTAATTTATAGCAACTATGAATTATTCCTTTACAAGATTTTTTATAATTATCTAATATTTCCTCTTGTTTTTTTGTAGTTGTATCTGATAAATATTCATTGACAAAACTTATAGCTAATACTTTATATTCTTCTAAAGTTAAAAGTTTATCTATAATTTCTTTACAAATTTTTGAATTTTCTATTTTATTAGTATAATTAATAATATGACTATGATTATTTAATTTTAAAACTTCTAATTGTTGAATACAGGATATAACAAGTTCAATGTCAAATGTAAGAGTTTCTTCTAACTCTTCATATTTTTCTATATATGCATCTTTATCAATTATAGGCGTACATATTTCATAATCACATACCCAACCATTTTCTATTGCCCATTTTAATGATTTATAGTCAATAATTTTACCAAAAACCGATTCATCATCATTTCCAACTATATTTACTTTACCCGTTTTTATTGTGGCTGTTAATGATAATTGATATTTACTTTCAATGTCTAATATATCTTTGAAAGGTTTTGAAGATTTATCATCAGTATCATCCGTATATGTTAGATGGTGAACTTCATCAAGAATTTTAAGGTCAAAACTAACACCAACTTCTTTAATTTTATGAGATGAACTATATGTTGTTAGTATAATTAACTCTTCATTTTCGTTATATTCTTTAATAATATTTGGACTATTATTATCTCCTAATAATATTATCTTATGAGAACAATGTTTTTTTAATTTATTTTCCCATTGTTTTAATAATTGTGTAGAAGGCACACCAATACATATTTTTTTACAACCAAGTTTAATTAATGTATCTATAGATTTAATAGTTTTTCCTAATCTGCATATCCAGTTTAATATTCCTTTTTTGTTTTTAATCAGAAAATCTACAATATCAACATCTTTTTGAAATGGATATAAATTAATTATATCTAAGTGATTAAATTTAGTTCTTCTAAATTTAAATTCATTAATTTTATCTTGTAATTTATTTGATTTATTTTTAGTATCATATTTTTTTCTTGAAATATTATCTATTTCATCTTCATTTAATTTTTTATATTTAATATTAACAGTTTTAAGAATTTCTTCAATAAAATCTTCTAATTTATCATCTTCATTTTTATAAAATTCTGTTCCACCTGTTTTTATAGGGTCAATATATCTTTTACATTCAAGTTCATCTTTTAAAAACGAATCAAAAGCTTCTTTTTCATCTTCATCAATTTCCCATATACTTTCAAAATAACCTTCTCTCGGTTCACTTGTTTTATATGTTTGGTTTCTTCCATCTTTAAGGTCTTCTCCAAATATTCCAACTTTTAGAATATTCCATTGTTTATACCAATGATTGTTTCTTGTATATAGATGAAACATTATTTGTGTTATGTATATTAAAAAATAAATCAATTTTTAAATATTTAAATTAAGTTCATTTTAAATCTTCAAGGGTGTAAAAAAAGTATTACAAAATATACTTTTAAAAAAAGTATTACAAAATATACTTTTATTTATAAAATTGATTTTTATTTTTTTTATTACTACTATAGTTAGTTATAATCCATAAATATGACTGATATAGAAAATAATAAGATATTAGAGTCTTATTTAGAATATTTATTAGACGATTATCCAAAATTTGATTTTTCAATAAGTATAAAAGAGTTTTTACAATTAAACATTAATGTAGATTATAATAAAGTTATTAATGATTGTGATAAAACATATTATATGTTACATATATTTTCTAGTTATAATATAAAATATAATATTACCGATCATTATAGTATATTACTATTATTTATTAATAATTTAATAAAAAATGATATTTTTAGTAAAAATAATTTCTTAAAAATACTTAATAAATTAAATAAAAATATAGAGAAATCAACTAATAATAGTGGCACAGCTAATATCAATAATAATGACACAGCTAATATCACTAATAATGACACAGCTAATATCACTAATAATGACACCGCTAATAGCACTAATGATGCCATCCCTATATTAAATCCAGATACATGGGGTGATGATTGCGAAGAAATAAATTATAATAAAAATGGTAATATTTTATTTATTGATAATTTATATTTACTAGGATTTTATATAATTGAATTTTATGATATAGATGTATTTAAATATTTCTTAGAATTATTCCCACAAATAATTGAAAAGGATTTAATAAATCAAGAAGAATTAATTAAAAATATTAATAAAAATGCAATGTATAAATTGATACCATTTAATAATACTATAAATCACACATTTTTAAATCATAGCTTACAATTTAATAATGATATTACTGAATTTTTAGTAAATAATTATGGGTATAATATTACTTACAATATAATTTTTAATGCGTATAAAAATTTAAATATAGATTTAAAATATAAAAAATATAATGATATTTATAAATATAAATATTATGATTTAATAAATAAAATAGATTTTGATATTAATTTTACTAAAATAAATAATATTTCTTTAAATAATATTGTATTTAACGCATTATTCAAAAATAATACAAATTTAATTAAATATATTATATTTACTAAAAATTATAATTTATTACAATTTTATTTAGAATATATTATTGATAATACCCATATATCAGAATTTAATAATATTATCAATAATAAATATTATTTACTACAATATATTGATTATTATGAATTATTAGTAAGAATACATTCATTTTTAAGGAATGAAATAGATAATTATAGCACATTTAACTGTAATATGAATAATTATGTAAAAATGTATATTTTATTAATAACACATATTGAAAAAATAAATACTGTTGGTCTATTAGACTCATATTTCAATAATAATTCATTTAATATAATGAATGATTATAGTAAATTTAGCCTTCATTTACTAGTTGCTAAAAAAAATAGTTTGAATATGTTAAAAAAAATAGATAATTATATCCACGATTACAATATTTGTGATGAATACAATTTTACCCCAATTATGGATTGTGCTAAATATGGTTCGCTAGATACATTTAACTTTTTATTAAAAAAACATAACATTGACTTTTATATTATTAATATTTACAATGAAAATATATTTAATTGTGCATTTTATAATTGTGACCATCGTATATTAGAATCATTATGTAATCATTTTATAAATAATAGTAATAGTAATATTAAATTATATTTTGATAGATATGCGCAAACAAAATATTTAAAATTTAATAAAGATAATTATAATAAACTTATAGTAAAAAAAAAACTAATTATATTTTGTAATTTTTTAAATACAATTAATAGTAAAAACACCGAATCTATTATAACAACAATGTTTAATAATAATTATTTTTATGAATATATTGGAAATTATTTAATTAATAATTTTAAATTTAAATATACTATTAATAGTGGGTTTTTAAATAATCATATAATTAGTAAAAAACTTAATTTTAACTATATTAAAAAGATAATTGATAATTATGATTTTAATAAAATATCTAGTATTATAGTTTTATTACTCGAGAAGGATTGTTTTCATAAAATAGAACCATTATTATTATATTTAATTAAAAATAAAGAATTCCATAAAATAAATTTAGAAGTTAATAAAAATATATTGCGACAATTTAAAAATATTGAAAAATGTGAATTATGTAATATAAATAAATTAAACAAATTTAATTATTTTATATCTTTTTTAAAAGATAAGTTACTTAATATTAAAATATTAGATTACGATATATTTTCACAGCATAATAATGATATAATAAAATGTTTATATAAAAATGGGTTTACATATGATTTTAAAAAAAACATTTCAAATACTATGCTAATTACTTATATTACACAACAAAAGACAAAAAAATTTATATATGATAAATATCATAAATATATATTTAATTGGGAACTATGTATTTTATATTTAAAACAATTTATAAAAAGGCGAAATAATAGATATAAAAAACAACATTATAATTTACTTAAAACAATTAATCGAGAATTAAAATTGTTACCACAAAATATATTTAATTATGAATCAACCGAAACTAAGAAACCTATAAATATATTAAATATTATTAATAATACTACTACTAATACTAATGACATATCTGATAAAATATATAAGAATGATAATCATACATATGATACCGATGTCAAAAAACATAGTATATCCAAACCACAACATATAAAACCTATTGATTTTTATAATATATATAATTCTCATACTTTAATATCGCAGAAGGCAGATGGATTATATATAAATGGTATAAATCATATAAAAGATATATTATATCCAAAAATTACACATGATATAGATTTAAATAATGTCGAGTGTGAATATATCAAAAAATATAATTTATATATGATTTTTAGTAATACAAATACATTAGATAATTATAAATTTATTACCCAATTAAGAGAAATACATCCATACATAAATTCGTATATTAATAAATATAAAAATTTAAATAATGATTATAAACATTTAAATAATGACTATAATAATATAAACAATATAGAATTACATTCTAAATTAGAGAAAAAAATGCTATATACATTTATTAAAAAAAATAAAACTAAAATATTATGGTGGCCCAAATTTATTTGGAAAATGGATTTAAATTTTAAAGATTATATGAATACATTAAATAAACTTACTAAAATAAATATTGATTTTATACCAAATGATGGGTGGATAATATCTAGTTTAACTAATAATAGTATCTATAAATTAAAGCCATATAATAAATTAACAATAGATTTATTATTAAAAAATAATCAATTATATTGTAAAGAAAAAATATATCAATATTGGGATAATAGTGATAATAAAATCCAAAATAATATAATATATCGATGTTATTTTAATGATGCAATTAAAATATGGGAACCTAGAGAAATACGATATGATAAAAATGTTCCAAATACATTAAATATATGCGAATATATTAATAAATGTCAAAATAATATGTGGTTTATTAAAGATATAAAAATATTAGAACCATATTATCAATTAAATAATAGTAAAATAAAAAATAATAAAAATAACAATGAATTATTATTTATCAATAAATATTTACATGGTGAAAATAAAATTATATTAGATTGTGGTTGTGGATTTGTAAATAAAAAAAGTGATTTAAATTATTGTGGATTCGATATAGATATTAAAACTATTAATAATACTAATAAATATTTAGTTGATTTAAGACAGCCATTAGACTTTAAATCACAACAACAAACATTTGGAAATAGTTATTGCTATTATAATAATATTGATAATTTTATAAATAAATATAAATCTCATAAATTTGATGTTATAATGTGTATAAATAGTATTCACTATACATGGAATAATGAAACTGATTGGAATAATTTTATGGCAAATTTACAACAATACTCAAAAAAAAATACTATTCTTATTATAAAATATTTAGATAGTAAATTATTAAATACTATATTAAATTCAAATAATATTTATAGCTTTGGTGCTAGTTTTATAAAAAAACTTGACGACTCTGAAGACTCTGAAGAATCTGAAGAATCTGAAGACTCTGAAGACTCTGAAGACTCTGAAGACTCTGAAGACTCTGAAGAATCTGAAGAATCTGAAGACTCTGAAGACTCTGAAGACTCTGAAGACTCTGAAGACTCTGAAGACTCTGAAGACTCTGAAGACTCTGAAGACTCTGAAGACTCTTATAAAATAAAAATATACCACGATTGGGTTCATACAAATTCAAATATAGAAACCATAACACATTTAAAAAATATAGAACATAAACTTAATCCATTTAATTGGGAATTAATAGATACTTATAAAAATATATCATTAAATAACCAATCTAATTATTTTGAATGTTTTAATATAGCGATATTTAGTTACAAATAAATATAAATAAATAAATATAAATATAAATAAATATAAATAAATATAAATATAAATAAACAAATATAATTTATTGTAATATGAATTCTCTAAATATAAATTATAATCAAATACCCAATTATGAATTACAAGATGACCAAAAAAGATGTTATATTGATTATATAGATATTAAAAATATTGATTATCCTATTATGAAAGGTATTGATTATTTTGGACGACATTATTTTATAGTAAAATTTTTTATTGATAATACTATTTTAATGCAAACATTTTTCCAGAGATATAAAACAGACCCATCTCATTATATGGGGTGTGGGACATCTTCATCTATGCCAAAATTACTAAATACATATGGTGGTATGACACAAAATCAACTAAATTTATTAGAAAATATTATAAATAATAAACTAGTAAAAATAGAGAAAAATCATAATCCAATTTATGATAAATTTATTGGTAAAAATATTTATTTATATGATAAAAAAAAATTTGATGCTATTAAAATTATTCAAAATAATTTTAGAAAATATAGATACAATCCTAAATATAAATTTTGTGCTATTGTTCAATTTAACAATTATTTAGATATTGTAAATCAATACCAATAACAAAATAAAAAATATAATTAATTTTTTTATTATTTATTATTATTATTTATTATTTATTATTATTATTTATTATTATTTATTATTATTTATTATTATTTATTATTATTTATTATTATTTATTATTATTTATTCAAATTTTAGCATAAATGATTCTTTGTCTTCATTTGAGAAAATCCATCCATGTTGGCGATGATTATATTTACCGCCTTCAAAATAAGTATTAACTCCATCATAATAATAATTTGTGTCTGCTTTTAGTAGCCAGTTATTGCGATATTTAACAAATGATGGTTTAAAATAATCAGTATTATCGGAAACATTAATGAATTCACTATCAGCTGTTTCAAATTCTACTACACTGTTATTTAGACTATTATGAGCACTCCCACCAGAAGATTCATCATAACTATAATGCATTTGAAGATTTAGTTTGCCTTCAGTTTTAATAGTAGGATTAGTATTAGAAGCTTCATGAATATACAAACTTCCACTTTCAAGTAGAAATTCGTATGAATCGCTTCTGAAAATCCATCCTTCTAGAGACTGATTCCAAAATCCATCATACAAATATTTTTCACCAACAAAATTACAGTCAATGTTTGGTTTAACAATATATCCACGTTTATATTGTTCAAAATATGTCTGTGTCATATCAAATGTTTGTGACGAATTAAATGATACTATAGTATTGGTAGCTTTAGTCGCTTCAGTAGCTTTAGTAGTTTTAGTAGCGTTAGTAGCTTCAGTAGCTTTAGTAGTTTTAGTAGCGTTAGTAGAAACATTTGATTTAGCACCACATTCAATTAGAAAATCATAGTATTCTGGATTAAAAATCCACCCACGAAGTGTTTCATTCCAAAATCCTCCATGATAGTATTTAATACCCCATTCACTGTGTTCTTTTGGAGGCATAAGAAGAAATCCATTTTTATATTTACGCAGTGTCATAAGTGTAAAAGCAGCTTCCATTGTTTCATGAGTGTCTTCAATACTTTCATCTGAACCATCGTAAAATGCTCCAGATTCAATTAGAAAATCATAGTATTCGGCTTTGAAAAACCATCCGTTTTGCGATGGAATCCACCATCCATCTTGGAAGTATTTTTCACCAAAATATTCATGTGATTCATGTGGCACCAACAGGTATCCTTTTCCATAATCACGTAGAACCATTTCACTTAGTTCAACATCATATTGCGTATCGGAGCGATATGTTGTTGTTTGTTCGTTAGGAATATATTCGGTATCACTATCTTCCTCATATGTTTCTGGTTCATATGTTGCTTTACAGTATGTTTTAAATAGATATACGGAACTACTCTTACTAGTAAAATTGCGAACAAATTCTTTAGCATCTTTATACGATGAGAAAGTAGATGAGAAAACCACACCATCTTTCAATAGCTCATAAACAGTATAAGTATTAAATTCAGCCAGTTTATCCATATGACTTTTAGAAGATTGAAATAGATAATCATCTGATTGATAATTAGTAGAAGTAGACATTTGAGAATTAGAAGACATTGTTGTTATAATATAATAATTAAACTTTAAATGAAAATTTCAAATCAATTTTGTTTTTATATATTTAAAAATATATATTATAGAATAAATTTTTTTTCTAATATAATTATATAATGCGTTCTTATTTTACTAAATATTTAAAGAAAAATATATCTTTAAAGAAAAATAAATCTTTAAAGAAAAATAAATCTTTAAAGAAAAATAAATCTTTAAAGAAAAATAAATCTTTAAAGAAAAATAAATATTTAAAGAAAAATAAATCTTTAAAGAAAAATAAATCTTAAAAGAAAAATAAATATTTAAAGAAAAATAAATCTTTAAAGAAAAATAAATCTTTAAAGAAAAATAAATATTTAAAGAAAAATAAATCTTTAAAGAAAAATAAATCTTTAAAGAAAAATAAATCGTTATTACTTGGAGGGTCCTCACGG